TCACCTTCCGCAAGTGGAACAGGCAGACGCGCAACGGTGGCTACGTGGTTAAAGTCAATGCGGCGCGAATCCGCCCCAAGACAAAAGACGACAAAATTTCAGACGCAAGTTATAAACTATTTTTCACCGATACGGAAACAGGCCTCGCCCGTAATTGCTGGCAGGTTTTAATTACCGAGTTCAACGGTCGCCGAACGGTGTTAAACTAACACTTTAAGCAAGATGATACGCAGAAGCGGAAATTTCGGTTTCGTAGATAATGGAGCCGGTGAAATATACACCTTCAGCATGAACGCCAAGGGTCGCGGATTCACACCCTCGACCTTCATGTTACGCGGCGGCTCTATCGCCTCGTTTGGTTATAAATATATGAACGTGAACGGTACGCCGATAATACCGTTTGGACGCGACAACGACCTCCCTAACCGTGTGTGTATGTTGCTCGAAAAGTTCTACGCCGGTGAAGGTATCATGGGCAAGAAGGCCGGCCTCCAGTGGGGCGAGGGTCCGAGGCTCTACCGCGACGCTGTGGACGCGAACAATATCTTTTACCGGGCGTGGGCTGTTGACGACCAGATTACCGCCGACCTGAAGGCTACCGACTACCTCACACAAATGCACCGTTGTCTGATAGACCTCTGTCATTTGGAGGGGTTCTGGGTTAAATTCACACGTTCACGCGGGGCGCGTATCGGCTCCGGGCGTATTGCGAGGGTCGAACACGTTCCGGCTGGAAAGGTGCGTTTCGTATGGCCCGGAGAAAATAAGCTGCCTACACAAGCGATGGTGGCAGATTGGCCGCTGGCCGACCCTCGTACCTCACACGTTTACCCTCTGTTTGACCCCTCCGACCCTCTGAAATATCCCGTTTCGCTGGCATATTACAACATTTACAGTTACAACCACGACCATTACAGCGTACCGCGCTTTATCGGTGCGTTCGATTGGCTGGAGTTGGCCGGAACACTCGCGCCACTCCTCGCAGCTTACAACGAGAACGCCTCGGCTATCTCGAAACATATCGAATCGCCCCAGTCATATTGGGACCGCGCCGAGGAACAGATAAAAATGGCCTGTCAGCAAAGGGGCATACCCTATAAAAAGGAAATGTTAGAGGAGTTCAAGGACGCAGCGATGGAGAAATTTGCCGCCTCGATGTCCGGCAAGGAGAACGCGGGCAAGTTCCTGCATACCTCGCAGTTCTGGAACGAGGAGGCTAACAATTTCGAGGGGTGGAAGATTACCGCTATCGACAACAAGGTTAAAGAGTACATCGAAGCAATGGTGGCAATATGCAAAAAGTCAGAGGCCGCCGCGACCTCCGGTTTTGGCCTCGACCCCTCACTCTCTAACTTGATACTTGATACAAAACTCGGTTCAGGCTCCGAAAAACTCTACGCCCTGAAGGTGTATAACGCCACAGAAACCGCCGTGCCTGATATGGTGCTATGTAAGCCGTTCCAACAGTTCATCGACACCAACCACCCCGGCACAGATATACGAATCGGCCTATATCGTACCGTTGTAGAGGCCGAAAAAAATGTCAACCCCGAAAACAGAGTGAAAGCAAATGCGTGATTTATTCGCCACCCCGGAGCAGCAGCCGGAGAACAAAGGCAAAGGCAAGGACGAGGCCAAGGAACGCGCCGAGGATAAGAACACCGGGAAAGAAACGAGGGTGTTCCGCTCGATGTCGCGCAACTTTGAACGCCGCGTAAAATCCGAGCTTTTTCTCGAAAATGTCCTACCGTGGCACTTTTCACCGGGCGAGGCGTATCATTGTTTTTCTTTCGGCGATGTTGACGCGCTAACCTATCTCCGGGCTATCCTCAAACAGCAACCGCTGGAGTATGTTTGTTTGTCCACCTTCTCTATGGCGTTGACCGACGCGGAAACGCTTTTGAAATGGCAGCGCGGCGGATTGATTGGACGGCTCGACCTCTATCTCGGTGAAATTTTCGATTCCAAGTTTGCCGAGGTTTACAACACTTTGCGCGAGGCCGTCGCGCTCATGGGCGGCCGCGTTGCCGTGTTCCGGAATCACTCTAAAGTTATGGCCGGTTTCGGTGAACGCTTTGATTTTGCGGTCGAAGGTTCGGCAAACCTTAACAGTAATCCGCGTTGTGAGCAGACGGTTATAACAGTCGATGAAGGCGTGGCAAGGTTCTACAAAGAAGAAATTTTCGACAAAATCCATTCGTTTAACAATGATTTTGCCGATTGGAAACCCTATAAACTGAAACGCGATGAAACTATTTGACCGCGACGGAAACGGCAGCGAGGAAATTACCGCAGCCGTCGGAATAATCTCTAACGGTATCACTTTCGACAAGTGGCGGCCCCTGATTCCGTTCGGAATCCGTGATGTCGTCGCAATCGTGGGCCGTGAACCGGTCGAGGCTCTGGCCGACTATTACGAAAACGGAGAAAGCGACGACGCGGCTATGGCTGACGCTCTGGCTTATCTGCAACAGGCGGTGGCCTTCTTTACATGGCTGAAGATAATCCCGACTCTCGACGCACAGCACGGAGATACAGGAAGGGCGAAAAGCCTCGGAGAAAACGAAAAAGGGTTAACAGCCCTTCAGGAGTTCAAGGACGAGGAAAATATTTTACGTCTGGCCTACGAGGCTACCGACGCACTTGTCGAAGCCTTAGACCGCGAGGCGTTCCCGTTCTGGATTGAATCGCCCAAGTACCGCCAGCGCGAAGGGTTGTTAATACGCAGTAATGAGGAGTTCGATAATTACTACATTATCGGTTCTCATCGCCTTTTCGTTACCCTCGTTCCTATTATCCGCGAGGTTCAGGGCGCAACCGTCGCCCCGGTACTCGGCAAGTATCTCGCTCCGATTCTTTCGGGTGAGGATTCCGATACCTTCACGCTGATGAAGGCAACAGCAGCCCGCGCAGTGGCTTTGCTAACCATGCAGAAGGCGGTGGAACGCCTTCCGGTCGAGGTTATTCCGGAGGGTATCGTACAGGTTCAGCAGTCGCAGCCGGTAAAATCAAGGTTACGCGCCGAGCAATCGGCCCGCGCCTCGGTTGCCGCCTCTCTGGGTGCTGACGCTACCCGCGCCCTCGAATACCTTCAGCAGCTCGTGGCGCAGCTCGACGCAGACGGCGAGGAGGTAGATACATCAATTACCGGGCCTATTGTCCACAGTAAAGGAATGTCGTTTTAATGGAAACAATCACCACACGAGGCCGCTCCGTCAAAATTCCGACCCATGTCAGCGAATTGACCCCAGCGCAATACGAATATTACGTTTTTCTCGCCTATGCTCTGGGCGCGGGTGTGATTGACGGCGATTATTTCCGTGTTCGCTGGCTCTCCTTCCTGATTGGCCTCGGAAAAGCGGATTACACGTTGTTGAAGGCGCAACACGTCGAGGAACTGAAAGCACAGGCCGGAGCGATTGAAGGTTTTTTCGTGGCTGAAGGCGACCGCGTTCATCTTGATTTCAATACGCCCGTTAACCTCCTGCCTTCATACGGAGGCTATCAAGGCCCCGGCGATTGGCTGGAGGGTGTGACATACGGCGAGTTTGTGGAGTGCCTTACCATAGCCGAGAATCTTCACCAAATGGACGAGCAAGAGGTGGCTGAAGGTTACGCCCATATTGCCCGGCGGCTCTACCATATTCCCGACGGAGAGAAAGTGCCCGACCTTCTGGCGTTCCATGCCCCGACGCTCCTCGCCTCCGTCTGGAAGGCAATCCTTGCCGGCCCCGTGGAAATCAACGGAAAGAAAATTGATTTACGGATTATCTTCCGCAGTTCCGGCGGAGGAAAGAAGCCGGACGACAAGACCGGATGGACCGGTATAACCTTCGAGGTCGCTACCGCCGGACTGTTCGGGAACGTGGCGGAGGTGGAGCGCACCGATATGTGGGCCGTCCTCATTTACCTGTATAAATGCAAGTTTGAATATCTCAACGAGAAACGTAACATCCCAAATAAATAAATCATCATGCAACTTTCAACCGCAATCAAGAAAAAAATTAAGGCGTGGGAAGGCTGTCGGCTTACAGCCTACCGTTGCCCTGCCGGAGTTCTCACAATCGGCTACGGCCACACCGGGAAAGATGTCACCCCCGGCAAGAAAATCACACAAGCGGAGGCTGACGCGCTTTTCGATACCGATATTACCAAGTTCGCCGCCACAGTAGCGCCGACCTTTGCCGGGGTTCAGCTCAACGGCGACCAGTTCGACGCGCTTGTTTCCCTATCCTACAATATCGGGTCGCTCACCGTCAAAGCCCCGACGCTTGTCCGCAAGGTTAAGGCCGACCCCAACGACCCCACTATCCGCGCCGAGTTCATGAAACACGTTAACGCAAGGGTTAACGGTGTACTGAAGCCCCTCCCCGGACTGATGAAACGCCGAGCAGCCGAAGCCGACCACTATTTCGGGAAGATATGATAAATCTCTTACAGTACCGCGAATATTGGGAAGGAGTAGGCCGCCGCGTCGATTCTATAACCGAGGTTCTGCCCGTCACCATAGACGAGCAGATGGGTAAGAAAATTCAGTCGTTACCGGCGAACTCTGTAAATCTTTTCGTTTTTCCTCCTTTGGCTGAATCCAACGCGAAGAATGTCGATAATTTCAAGGAGGTGAATAAATGCGTGGTTTTCGTTATGGCGAAATACGACCCTCAACGCCGCAGCTCCTTCGATGTGCTGGAGCAGACACAGCCGATTATCGACGAGGTAAAAAGTATATTGCTCAACGACCAGAGAGCAGGATGCCCGGTTATGCGTGTCGAGGTTGACAGTATCGACACCGCTCCGGAAACGGAACTTTACGGACGCTTTGCCGGTTGGTCGATAGCCTTCAACGTAACATCTTACTGATATGGACGACCCCGACAAGATAGCAAAGTATTTCACCGAATACGTTAACCGAGGATTCCGCCGGATATTCAAGGAGCAGCGACGTATAGCCGCCGCCAAGATATATGGAAAACAAGCCTACCGCACCGACGAAACACCCCGGAGCCGTTCGGGGAGGCTGCAACAGGCGTTAGCCTCGCCGACCTTCTCGATAACCGGCTCCGGCTCCGGCATATCTGCAAAAGCGCAGTACCCGACATATCTCCGATTCCTCGACATGAAGCGGCTCGGTAATTACCGAATCTATAACCGCCCGGTCTGGAGGATTCTCTACAAAGAAACATTCAACGACATACGGTTTGAGTTCTCGGCGTGGTTGCGCAAGAATTTGGCCGATTCTATCCGCGAGAGTTATCAACAGTCATAACAAGTTATCAACAATGAAGAAAGTAAAAATTATTGTGGGCGCAATCCTTCGGGGTGCGCTCCTCGTTGCCCCCGGTGTCGCTTTCGGCTGGTGGGCATGGTACAAAGCAATGGCGTTAATCGCTATCCTCGCAGCCGTCGGTGTCGAAACCCTGTTCCTGTTCGTGTTCTCGTTCATCACCGTGGCGGTCCAGGCCCGCCGCGACCTCCGACGTAAGAAGGCGGAGGAAGCAGAGGCGGACGAGGGAAACGGCACCGCTGCACAGTAAACCAATTTTCACTAACTTAATTTTTTGCATTATGTCAGTATGTAAAGACCGTAAGGGGCAGGATAAACTCCTGCACATTTTTGTGGTGTTCTGTATCGCCGCACTCATCGGCGCACTCATCGCCCACATTCCGCCACATAAGGAGTGGGTGGCCGCTCTTGTCGCTTTTACCGTAGCCCTCGCCGTCGGTATCTGGAAAGAGTTCCGCGACCGTCGCCAGAAGGGAAACCACTTTTGTGTCTGGGACATCGTGGCCGACATCATCGGCGCGGTTCTCGGTAGTGGTGTCGCATGGCTTGCGGCTCATTTCATCACGCGCACCCTCTAAAGGGTGAACCCTTCCAACTCGTTGCGCACCTCGCCCGAAATCGTGGCGAGGTGTTTTATGTTTTATAACATATACTTTTTTATTTGAATATGTCGCCTAAATCAAATAATTTGCTTAACTTTGTGGAAACGAAAATAATATACAGTTATGGGCGGTATAGGCAGCGGCGGAGCACGAGAAGGCGCAGGGCGTAAAACAGTGGACGGAGAGCCGAGGACTAAAATCTCGGTCACTTTGCCCACATGGTTGTTAAACCTCATACGCGACGAAGCAGACCGCCTGAAGGTTTCGACCTCTCAACTCATTACCGAATTTTTAACGAAAGGGCTTGAACGATGAAACGGATACTGAAATATATATTACTTGCTATCGTGGTAGTTGTATGGTATGGAGTATTCTATCGTATCGACCCCACAACTCCAATACAGGCGTTTTTTGCGGCACTGTTTTTAAGTGCTGTAAGTGTAATGATATATTTGGCTATTGCTGAAATAGTCAGACGCTATAAATCCGGTGAGCAGATATGGACGTGGCAAGAAGAAAAGCCGCGAAAACTACCGTTATGGTATAGGATATTATCGAAGATTTTCCGTTAATTAGGTGTCCTTCATAGACTAACCCGAAGGGGGTAATTTTGCCGCAAACAAGATTACCCCCTTTGTCATGGCGAAATTAAATAACGATAAAATCGCGGTCGAACTCGACCTTAAAGCACAGAAGGCACAAGAGGAAATTCACCGACTTACCAAGGCGACCGACGCGCTACGGAAGCAGAACGCGGAACACCGTAAGGAGATTTCACGCCTTGCCGCTACCGAAGGCGACCACTCGGCGGAAATAAAACGCCTGAACGAAACGATTCAGGCTAACACGCGCGAGATTGAGGCCAACAAGCGGGCTATGGAAACCGAGCGTCAAAAAATCGACATTTCCAGAATGTCGGCGGCGCAGCTCGGTAAGGAACTGAAGAACCTTAAACGCGAACTTAACAACACATCAAAAGCCACCAACCCGAAAAGATACAGAGAGTTGGAGGACCAGATACGGCGCACCGAGAAGGCTCTAGCAGAGGCGCAGCGTTCGACACGCGGTTTTCTGGCCTCGCTCTTGTCGCTCGATAAGATAGCCACCTCGATAAAGGGCTTTTTCATGGGCCTGGGTATGGTGATAATGACGCAAGTTATCGGGGCGTTCAAGCAACTGACAAACATTATTCAGGATTTTGAACGGGCTAACTCAAAACTTGCCTCCGTACTAGGTACGACTATCGACGGAGTTTCACGCCTGACCGACCAAGCGAAATATTTAGGGCGCACCACAACCGCCACCGCTTCCGAGGTTACCGGCCTTCAGACCGAACTCGCAAAACTCGGATTCACGCAGGACGTTATAGAGAAACTGACCCCCTCGGTTCTGAAATTCGCGAAGGCAGTCGATACCGACCTATCGAGCGCGGCAGCGTTCGCCGGTGCCGCCATGCGTATGTTTAACAAGGACGCAGACCAAGCCGAAGCGGTGATGGCCTCTTTTGCCGTTGCCACAACTAAAAGCGCACTTGATTTTCACAAGCTGGAGGCTTCGCTGTCAACTGTCGGCCCGGTTGCCAATGCGTTCGGGTTCTCCCTCGAAGAAACGACCGCACTCCTCGGCCAACTCTCAAACGCCGGATTCGACGCAAGCAATGCAGCCACTGCAACCCGTAATATCCTCCTGAATCTGGCAGACGCTAACGGCGACCTCGCGAAAGCCCTCGGTGGCCCGGTGACTAACCTCGACGAACTGGTTAACGGGCTGAACAAACTTAACGCGGAAGGTGTGGACCTCGCGAAAGCCCTCGAACTGACCGACAAGCGAAGCGTGGCCGCGTTCTCGACTTTCCTTAACGGTTCTGATTCAATTCTCGCGCTCCGTGATTCGATAACCGATTGTACCGGTGATTTCCAACAAATGGCCGCGACAATGGCCGACAACGCAGCCGGTTCGTTCGCCGGATTCCAGTCAGCAGTGGAGGGCTTAATTTTGAAATTCTTTGATTTCCGCGAAGCCCTGAAAACTCTCTACGAGTGGGGTACGGCCGTAGTTAACTGGTTAGGTACGTTTATCGATGCACTGACACCCGTCGGAACGGCGTTCGGTTTTGTCGTTAAAGCCGTTGGAGGATTGATTTCCGTACTCGGTTCGGCGATTGGTTGGTTTACAAATCTATTCACACAAACAAAATTAGGAATCGCGGTTATTAACGCGCTGGTAGCCGCTTTCGTGGTGTATAAACTTTCGGTAATCGCCACCTCCGCAGCCGTAAAAAGGTTTATCACCGATATTGTAGCGAAAAAGGTAGCGATGATTTCCGAAATATCCGTTACCAAACTCGCAACCGCAGCCACCCACGCCTTCAACACCGCGTTAAAGTCGAATCCTATCGGTTTGGTTTTGGCTGGTATCGCGTTACTTGTTACGGGTATCATGTCGTTTATAGACGCTTCAAAGAAGGCTACGACCGAAACCTCCTATCTTACCGAGGCTACAAATAAGTATCGGGAGGCCGTGACAAAGGCCAACGCGCAAGCGCAAATGGAACGCGACCGCCTTATGGAGTTGCGGCGTGTCGCTATGGACGAACTCGAAACGAAGGAACACCGTATAAAGGCAATAAATGAACTGAATCGAATAATTCCGGGCTACAAGGCTCAACTTGATTCTGAAACTGGGGCTTATCGGGAGAATAAAAAAGCCCTCGACGATTATATTTTGTCGCTTGAAAAGAAATTAAGAATCGAAGCCGCAAAAGGCCAATATCAAGAGTTATTAAAAGCCGACGCAGACGCACAGCAGGAAGCCTACGAAAAGTGGAAACAGCAGCGTATGCGATTAGCGATTTTGCAAGCCGGCAAGGCTAAACGCGACCAAGATTTAATGAGGGCGAACGACCCTTACGGCATATTAAGGAGCGAAAATGCCGAAATACTGAAACTGCAACAAGAATTATCCGGCTCGTTTACTGACTGGTATAAACAGCAACGCACCGAACAAACCCGCGCTCTTGAAGAATTTCAGGAATATCTTCACGAAATTAGCCTTACTTTCGACGACCTCGCCGACCCTGAACCGGAGGTGGCCCCGTTCAAACCCCTGAACGATTCAGCAAAGGAGGCCGTTACCAGAATTAAAGAAATTAACGCAGAGTTAAAACGCCTCCGAAAAATTGACCCGGAGAGTGATGAAGAACTCGACCGTATTCAGAAACGTATCAAACTCCTTCAGGAAGAAAAAAAGGAACTCCTCGGAAAAAATAAGATAAAGAGAGAGCCGGGTACTTACGGCGCGGATTCTCTCGACGAGGTTACAAATCCTATTTCCGACGCTCATCAACGCCGACTACTGGAAATAAATAAACAAAATCTTACTCAATCGGAGCAGACGATCGCGAAGAGCCGGGAGTTAATTCGGTATGGCCGCGAACTTTCGGCTGCCCTCGAAACGCTCCGAGAAAAAACAGACAGCACCCACACGAAAACCCTCGACGCAATCAACGCCGCCCAGACCCAAATCGAACAACAGACGGCGGCAGCTCAAAAGGAAATCGACAAGGCTATCATAAAGCAAAATGATGAATATTATAAAAATCGACTGACCGCAGTAAAACGATTCTACTCGGAACAGGAGTTTATAATAAAAGAATCTCAGGCAAAAGGCGAAATCTCACAAGAGGCCGCAAGTTTATACAGCCTTAATTTGCAGCGTCAGAGCCACGCCGACCAACTCGCCGAAATGCAACGGTATTACGACGAGTTGGAGGACGATTATAGCATGGACGCGGAAACGTGGCAGCGTACCCGTGAACAGTTGGAGACAAAGATGCGCGAAATGAATAGCAATTTACTCACTGATACGGGTAAACTTGTCGAGCAAATCCGCCAACTCTCTACCGATACCACCAGCGCAGAAGGGATAAAAAACGCCTTCGACCTTCAGCGTCAAGGTATCGAACAGACATACGCCGCAGCGGTGAAAGTTGTCGGAGAAGGGACAGAGCAAGCGGTAGCACTCGAAACGGAGAAACAACGCCGTATCGCCGCCCTTAATTACCAGTATCAAGAGCAGATGTGGCAGCTTCAGGAACTTGTCGGGCTATCATGGGCCGACGAGTACGAACGCGAACTCGCCAAACTCGAAAATTACCACAGTCAGGGCCTTATCTCAACTAAGGACTACGAAAAGAAAAAATTACAGTTAGGCGTTACCAACGCTAAAAAGTATTTCGATTATTACGCCAATCTTTCCGGCTCGATGTTCTCGGCCATACAAGATGCTGAAATCGCGCAGAGTGACGCGAAATATGATGTCTTGATACAACAGGCAAAGAATAACGGAGAGGACACTGCAGCCCTCGAAGAAGAAAAGGAAAACAAGAAACTCGAAATACAAAAGAAATACGCCGATGTTGATTTTGCGATTAAAATCTCCACGATTATAGGAAATACCGCCGTCGCCATAATGCAGGCTTTCGCGCAGCTCGGCCCGATTGGTGGAGCTATAGCCGCCGCCATGTTGACGGCTACCGGTGTGGCTCAAATAGTGAGCGCGAAAGCCGAACGCGACAAAATCAAGAATATGCAGCCGAGCAATACCGCCGGCAGCTCCGGCACCGTTGCCGCTCCGGCCAAGGCTGAACGAGTGCTATCCGGCTACTCTGACGGCGGATATACAGGCGACGGTGACCGCTACGAGGTTGCGGGTGTCGTTCATCGCGGCGAGTACGTCGTGCCGAAGCCTATTATGGACAACCCTCGCGTAGTTGACGCGGTGGGTACAATCGAGGCGATACGCCGTAATAAAATCCTCGGTTCAGGTATGGCCGCCGCTCCTTCCGCCGGTTACGCCGACGGAGGTTATACCGTCCCGGCACCCTCGTTGAGCATGGAGGAATTTACAAAGGCCGTTCAGGAGTTCCGGGCGGCAACAAAGGCAATCCGGGCATATATCGTTTACAAGGACATAGAGGACGCGAAGGAAACGATGGACCGCGCCCGCGCTCCGTTCACCAGAAACAAAAAGTAATTACCGCTATGATAAAAATACTTATCAAAGGGGAAGCTCTCGACCTCCCCGAAGGTTTCAGCATGGCCGTTGAAGATACCAACCCGATATTTAACGACCAAGGCAGCCAATCAATACCGGCCACCGTTCCACCGACGAGGCGTAACAACCGACTGACCGGCCACGTTGTCCGAGTTGACAACGCCGAGAATCCGAACGAGCCGGAGCGGACTTGTATCATAGAGAACGGCGCGTACCAACGTCGCGGCACACTGAATTACACAAGCGCAAACAGCCGCGACGGTATAACCTTTAACGTCGGGTTCGACAACTCCACGGCCTACGAAAAATGGAAAAATAAGAAACTGACCGAACTTTCGACACTCCCCATGTGGCGACACTCATCGCTTGCCGTCCTGATGTCGGAACTTAACGAGATATATCACAACGCTGACCCGAAAACCAACCCTTTGGCGGTTTTCCCTATTGTTACCGCTATCGACAAAGAAGGATGGCTCGAAACATATTCTATTATCGACCCCGAAAAGGTCGAAATATTGAATATGTGGACGCGCACCGCAATGCAATACAAAGCGTTAAGAAGCGTCGATAAGGTGACAAGGACAATCAACGGAACGGTTACGGAGGTTTCAGTCCCGGAAAACTACGGGTTCACGCCATTTGTAAGGGTGTGGCGAGTTCTGGAGTTGATATTTTCCGATTTAGGTATGTCAATCGCTACGAATCCGTTCAAGACTGATAACGACCTCGCCCGGCTTGTCGTGCTGAATAATTGCGCTGATTCCTGTTGTCAGAAAGATGTTAATTATTTCGACCTCATGCCAGACGTGACGGTCGAGGCGTT